TCGAAGCGATTCAATGTCTGCATCTGCTGCATCTGCAAGCTCTTGTGCGCCCTGGGCGGTCTTATAGAACTGATCCTCAAGTTGCTTTAGGGAGACAACGCCATCTTCGATTTGCTTCCAAATCTCCTGCCAACCTGAGCTACCCAAGATGCTTTCAATAAGACCTTCAGAGCCAGTCATTTGCTGAAGCTTTAGCCTTGCTGTCTGCTTGGCTACTTCATCCTCTAAGGCGTCAAAGAACTCTTGTACATAGTCAGTGGCTTCAACCGTTGCACCACCCGACAGGCTGTTCTTTTGGTCGCCACCAAATGCGGTTTTGATTGATTCTTCAAGAGCAGCTCTGGCATTGTAGATACCAGCAGCAGCCGTAACCGACATAGTTTTGCTAATGTCAAGTGCAGCTAGTTTTGCAAGTCGAGCAATGTCATTGAAAATCTGCGCCCAGTCGGGACGAGTAATAATGTTTTCAATCTGCGCTGCTGAGAATCCAATCTCCTCCAGTGCCGCGCCTGCTTCGCTCTGTCTAGCGGCAATGTCAATCTCGACAAAGACGCCAGCAAGTCCAATTAGGTTACCCTCAGCATCCTTAGCATTGATCCCTAGGCTTCTAAGGCCGTCGCTGTAAAACGCTGTCTTTCTGCCTGCTTCTTCTGCGGCTAAAGCCGCTTGCTCCATCTGGAAAGCAATGCGCTCTACAAGTGTTGCGTCTCTACGAGCTTCGGTAGCCTGCACTCCATCAAACAGTAGCGCTTCGCCAAGCTTGGTCCGGCTCTCCATCTTGGTGAACAGCTTGTCCATCTGACCGTCAAGATCCATAAGGAAAGTGCCGATGCGGTTGTACTCGGGACTGAGCAGCTTGTCTAGGATTGTTTCCTGACCTGGCTTGACCTGTTGTGCCTCATCAAGCTTCTTGAACTGAAGTGCAATGTCGTCTAAGACAAGGTTTACTTGGTCAAGCGCTCCCGTGCCGATGTCTATAAGCGGGGCAAGAACCTTGCCTAGAGCACCAGCGGCTCCACCTGCAACTGCAATAATCTGCTCAAGAGGTCCGAGAAGGCTAATTAGTAGTCCGCCAAGACTCTCTAGTAGTGGAGCAAGGCTCTCAATTGACGAGCCAAGTTCCCCAGAGATGTCTATAAGGTGTTCGCCACCGTCTTGAGCAACGTTTGCAAGTGCGTTGTTTACGTCCGCCAGAGGCTTCTGGAAGGCAGAACCGAACGCAACCTGTAGATTCCCCATGACGGCATTTAGACGCTGCTGTGAGCCGTACAGCGTGTCTGAGGCACGTGTGAAGGCTCCTACTGAGTCTCCGGCTCTCTCGAACAATAGTTCTAGGCGAGCAGTTGCCTGAGCGTTTGCCAGTTCGGCACCAGTTAGGTCACCGAGTCCCTTGGCAGCGAGATACGCGTTGATCTCGTTCTGCTTCATGGCGACACCGAACTTCTCGATCGGGTCATACTCACCACGGAACAGAGCCGTGATGGCTAGTAGAGAATCCTGTACGTCATAGCCGTAGGTGGTTGCAAGGTCCTGAGCAAGTGTTACTAGGCGTTGCGTCTGGTCAGCAGACTCGCTTACGCTGAATCCGTACTGCTTTAGTACTGAACCTAGGAATACAGATGCCTGAGCAGCTTGCTGTTGTGAAAGGCCGTAGTTTTCTACTTCTTTTGTAAAGCGCGCAATAGTTGGGGTAGCCGTCTCAAATGTTTGTTGCAGAGCGAGCATATTTCGCTCAAACTTCTGCGTAGCCTCAACTGATTCAATAACAAAAGAACGAGCGCTTGCAACTGCCTGAAACCCAGCAAAGGCACCAGCAGCTTTACCCAGGGTGCCTGCAAGTTGACCGAAGTTCTTGCTAAGACCGCTTACAGCGCCTTGTGCGCCCTTGATGCCCTGAGATTTGAATACCGAGACAATCGGCATAATGATAGGTGCAAGTGCCATTAGCTCTCAAGCCTCCTGTTGATCGTGTTTACCGCGCTTCGTAAAACCTGTGACATATCTGCCTTGAATTTAGGGCTGTGCTTTTCTAGCGCTGGATAGGCATAACGAGAAGGCTTGCTTGCCCCGCCCTTTGCATTTCTGTCAAGAGCAGAAAGCCAGTTATCAACGTTTGCTTGGTTTATCCGATGTCGCCTGTTTACCACGCCTCTGCCAAACAAGTTTATGTCATAAGACCTAGTTAGAGTTCCGGTTGTTCGGGCTGCCTTTTTGCTTTTGCCTGCCATGTCCGCTACTACATACGCTGCTGTTCTTACGCGAACACGTACGATTGAAACAGTGCCGTCTTTCGCTGCTGCAAGATCGCGTAGGGCCTTGCCTTCTTTTCTGTTCTTATAATTGACGTCAATGCCAGAGCGCCCACCGACTTTGCGAGAGTGAGTCCAGCTTAGGCGACCATTTTGTGTATACATTTTGTCATAAGTGCGACCTGGACGTCTCGGAGAACCAAGTGGACCATGTTGACCAACATCCCTAAAGGACTTGCGGACTGATGTAACTGCGGGTTTTCCAACACGCTTTGCTTGCTTCTTGAATTCACGCAAAGCTTCTGGGCCAATGTTTCTCAGTTCTCTTTCAAGCTCACGTAGGTTTGTAAGCTCCATGACACCTTTGTCACCTGATGTGCTTTCTAGCATTGCGCCCTGAAAAGATCCCCTTGCACCACTTGCAGCATAGCCAGCTCTTGCAGAGGCCATAGCCCTTGCAATAATCGCCGCACCCGCTGCTGGAAGAACCAAGAAAACCGCCTATCTCTAGAGTCAATTCTACCGCAAACAGAAAACCCCCTCCGGAGAGGGGGCTTCCTTAGTTTTTGCTTGTGTTCTTTGCTACCAGCCATCGGTACATAGTCCACAGCATTCGATCGTCTAGCTGCATAAGTTCCCTTGGCGAGATTCCTGTCTCGACTGCCATACCAGCGATATACCAGTGAGCAGAACTGTCACCAAGACCCTTTATTTTGGGTCAGACTCGCTCTCGCCTACACCTTCAACGGTGTTGAGCCACTCGTCATAGCCAAGCTTTGTAGACTTGGTGCGCTGCTCTGAGTGCCACGCTAGAAACAACAAGTGTCCTAGACGCTGCTCAGTAGCAAGCTTTCCGATTGAAATATTGAACTTGTCCTCGAAGGCAACCAAGTCAGCAGTGCTGGCAGTGATTGTCTTTTCAGTTTCGTCCGCGAATTTGATCAATAGGTTGAATCGCATTTTATTTCCTTTTTATTAGGCTGTTGCGTAAGTGATTGCACCGCTGGTTGGGAACGATACCGAGAAGGTTCCCAAGTCGCCCACTGCGCCAGCAACAGGGCTGAAGCTTGTAACTAGGGCGTTGACGCTGTAGATCGGGGTTTCTGCGCTTGCAGCGGTTCCGTTACCAGCGATTAGTGTGATTGGAACAACGGTTCCCACTAGGTCCTGGAATAGAGCCGATACTGCTGCTGCGCCGAAGTCCTGGTGGAAGTCTAGGGAAACGGTACCGGACTTTAGTCCACCGATTACCTCAGTCCAGCCAGCGGAACCGAAGTCAGTTGTCTCGACCTCTGCTGCGTTGATGACTAGCTCTGCGCGAGCGCAAGATGACGAAACGTCTGTTCCATCAACTGTTACGGTTGTTGCTGTTACAACAAATTTTGACATATTATTTTCTCCTTATGCAAAGACGGTGACTGTAAATTCAGCCGCCAGATAGTTCTGATCGTTTACGGTTATAGAACCCATTCCACTTGAGCGCTCGACCCGAAGATCGTACACCTCGCCAGAAAGCGTCTTATCTGATTCTATCGCAACTTTCACGGACTGAGGTCCGGTCGGTTGGCAATAGGCATCTAGCTTCCGTTGCATTTCTCGTTCGGCTGCTCGCCCAACTATTACAGTTACAACGAAGTTGTATGTGGTCAACCCGCCTTGCATCGCACCGTCGTAATCAACGCTCTCTAGGTTGATAATGCCGATAGGAGGGGTAGGGTTGTCGGGGATCTCAGCAGCAGACCGTAAGCCACTAATGGTTCCCAGGTTAGTAGCCATCCGAGTTCGGATAGTTGTTAGGTTAGCCACTAGGCCATCCTCATCTTGCGGTAAGGACCGAGTAGCGCCTCAATGTCAGGATCTACGCGACTAACTCTAACGATACCGATTTCACCGAATCCAGCTACGCCCAGTGGGCTGTCGTAGCGCTTGAACTGGCGAACTGCTAGAAGGTTGCAAGCTTGCTTTACATCTACAGGGATAGAGGTTCCGTAACCGAATACGCCCTCAATCTGTACGGT